GACCACGACCGTCGCCAACGCGCTCAAGGTCGTCGGGCGCGCCGAGTACGTGAAAAACGGAATCCCGGGCCAGAACGCGATCAACAATCCGGGCGCGGCCGGCGCGATTTCGATCACGGCGCGCAAAGGAGTGTTCCTCTACGCGACCGATGGCTCGGTTGGCGCGGCGCAAGTCGGGCTCGTCTGCTTCGCGCTCGACGACAACAACGTGACGGCGACCGATCGCGCCAGCGGCGCCAGCGTCCAGCAATACGCGGCGGCCGGAGTCGTGGTCGCGATCGATCCAAGCGGCCAGGTGTGGGTGGATTTCTGGCATCAAGCGACCGTAGCCGCGTGAAAATGACGCTCAGCCGAAAACAGAAGACGAGGAAGAATTAGATGGAAATCAGTGGAGCGAATCTGACCGCATTGTTCACCGGCTTCGACGTCGTCTTCCAGCGCGGGTTCGAGAAGCCGCCGTCATACTACGAGCAAATCACCAGCGTCGTGCGTTCGGCGTCGCGCCAGACTACCTATCCGTGGCTCGGACGCACTACCAAGTTCCGCGAGTGGCTGGGCGACAGAGTAATCCAGGCGCTCGAGACGCATGAATACACAATAGTCAATCGGAACTTCGAGGACACGGTCGCCATCGATCGCAACGATATCGAAGACGATACCTACGGTGCGTACGAGCCGATCATCGAGCAGCTCGGATGGGACACCAAGGTGCATCCGGACATGCTGCTGTTCGCGATGGTCAAGGACGCGGTGGCGAATCCAGGCAACGTCGTCGGCTTCGACGGCGTGCCGTTCTTCTCGTCGAGTCATCCGGTCGGCCTGATGGGCCAGGCCGGGACTCCGGCGGCGAATATCAACTCGAGCGGATCGGGTGCGTACTGGTACCTGATCGACGCGTCGCGGGTGATTCGCCCGTTCATCTTTCAGCTGCGACGCGAATACGCAGTGACGCGAATGACCAATGTCGCGGACGAAGCGGTCTTCAACCGGCGCGAGTTCCGTTACGGCGTCGATGGGCGCGCCAACACCGGCGTCGGGCTCTGGCAGCTGGCATACGCGAGCAACACCGATCTGAGCAATCCGACCAACTACGGCGCCGCGCGCGCGGCGATGCGAGCGTTCAAGACCGACGCGGGGCAGCCGTTTGGCGCGCTGTCGAGCCGCAGCGGCGTGTACCTGCTGGTGCCGCCGACGCTCGAAGAAGTCGCGCGTCAATTGCTGAACTCAGAGTTCATGGCCGGCGCCGGCGCGAGCGCGAACGTGGCGACGTCGAACATCTGGCGCAATAGCGCGGACCTCATCGTCAGCGAGTTCCTGGCCTAAAGGCGCAGCGATGGAAGTGAAGCACTTGGAGCGGCGTAACGCGGGTCCCCCTCCTGCCCGCAGCATCGCCGTGCGTGGCCACTCTCCGCGGGCGCGGGCAATCTGCCTGACGCCCGCGGAGAGACCAGTCGGTCGAATAGTCACTTCCGATGCGATGAGGTTACGACAGTGAGTTACGCAACCGCGCAAGACGTCATCAATCGATATCCGAATCGAGACCTTGTTCAACTGACTAATGAAGATCCTGCGGCGACAACGGTAAACACTACACCGATCACCCAGGCGCTTGCCGACGCTTCCGCGGAAATCGACGGATATATAGAGGGGCGCTTCACGCTTCCGCTGGCGGATCCGCCGGCCGTTCTTAACCGCCTCACGACCGACATCGCGATGTACCGGCTGCAAACGCTGCGACCGCTGCACGACCTTGAAGATGCGCGCAAGCGTTACGAAGACGCGGTCGCGATGTTAACTAAAGTCGCGGCCGGCGAGCTCACGCTCGGCCTGTCGGCAGACGGCAATGAACCGCCGGTGGCAGCGGGGACAGTCGAAGCCGTGCAAGGTCCGGATCGCGTTTTCGACCGCAGCAAGCTGAGGGGCTACTGAGATGGGCGTGATGCTCGACGGGCCGTGGAACGGCGTGGTGTTTTCGCCGCCGACGGCGATCGATATCGCGACGATCGAAGACGCGATCGTGAATCAACTGCGTTCGCAAATCAGCTCGATCGAAATCGCGCACTATCCGGACAGTCCCGAGACCTGGCGCATGACGCATCGCGTGGGCGCGGCGCTGGTGATGTACAAGGGCGCGCAATACGGCGAGCTGCGCGACACCGCGGCGGTCATCCAGGAACGCAGACTCGAGTTCGAGATTGCGGTGATGATGCGCGACCTGGGATGGGCGGTCGGTGGCGATGCGTCGGGGCCAAGTCCGGGAGCCTACGCGATCATCGAAAGCATTCGTGCGGCGCTGACCGGATATCAGATTGCGGGCTGCCGCAAGATGTACCCATTGCGTGAAAAATTCCTGAAGCGAGACAAGCAGGGCGGCGTGTGGACGTACGCGTCGACGTTCGCGCTAAGCACGGTGGCCGTCGAAGGCGTGCCGCCGGAAGATTTCCCGCTCTTCATCAAGGGCATCGCGCTCGAAGAAGGCGAAGAGACATCCCTCACGGTGGGTGCGGCGGCATACACGTTCAATTCGAACCTGCAGGTTCAGCTACCGCACGGCAATGTCTTCGCAGTGAGCATCACGGGTCCAGGGGGCGCGGGGCTGGTCCAGGGAACAGACTTCTCGGTGAATCGGGCCGACGGAATCGTCACGGCGGTTTCAGGCGGAGCAATTTCCGCGAACGAGACGGTGCAAATAGCATACGCCTACGCCGAAGTGGCTATTGCGACGGTCGGCCAGAGCGAGCCGACTAACTAGCCCGGAAACCGGAAATAGTAATTCGATCGAACTGAGTAACAGGTGATACATGCCAGCCAGTTTCTTGCACGGAATTGAGGTTATCGAAGTACCAAACGGGCCGGTTCCCGTCACTGTCGTCAAGTCCGCGGTGATCGGACTGGTGGGAACGGCGCCCGCGTGGGCAGTGGCGGCGCCGTCAGTCGCGGCGGCGGTAAATACTCCTACGCTGGTGTCGTCGGCGCTGGACGCAGCGAAGTTCGGGCCGCTGGTTCGCGGATACTCGATTCCGTACGCGCTCGCAGCGGTCCAGGCGCAGGGAGCGGGGCAGGCGATCGTAGTCAACGTGTTCGATCCGGGCCGACATTTTACGGCGATAGCGGCGACTGCGTTTACTTTTAGTGCGCAGGGAGCAATCAACCTCGGGCACATGGGCGTGTCGAGTGTACTAGTCACTAGTAATCCTGCAGGTACTACATATGTGGCGGGCACTGACTATACGCTCGATGCGGTGAATGGCGCGATTACGATCGTGCCGACGGGATCGGGCGGGCACATCGTCGCCGGCGCCAGCGTGTTGATCGCGTTCAACTATGCCGATCCGTCGAAGGTGGTCGACGCCGACGTGATTGGGGCAGTAACCGGCGGCGTGTACACCGGATCGCAGGCTTTTCAAACGACGTATGGTACGTTTGGATTTTTCCCGAAGATAATAATCGCACCCGGCTACTCGCAGGACGTAACCGTTGCGACCGCGCTGGACGCGATAGCGACCAAAATTCGCGCGATCGCGCTGGTCGATTCGCCGCCGGCCACCTCGGCGGCGGCCGCGATAACGAATCGCAATGTTGCGGGCAATGGTTTCGCAACGTCGAGCAGCCGAACGGTGCTCTGCTACCCGCAAGAGACGTTTTACGACACGGGGATCGTGCCGACCGGGGTGACGCTTAACGCGTCCGGCACGCCGCTGACGTCGCAATTCAACGCGAACGCGGTAGCGCCGTATTCGCAGTGGGTGGCAGGAGCAATGGCGGCGAAGGACATGGCGCGGGGCTACTGGTGGTCGCCGTCCAACACGCAGGTCAATGGAATGCTTGGACCCGACGTTCAGCTTTACGCGTCGATTCTGGACGCGTCGTCAGACGTGAACAACCTGAATGCGGCGGGAATCGTGACGGTGTTCAACGCGTTCGGCACGGGACTCCTGGTCTGGGGAAACCGGAGCGCGGCGTATCCGTCGACGACCGCACCGGCGAATTTTATTTCGGTGCGGCGGACGATGGACGTGATCGAGGAATCGGTGGAACTTGCGATGCTCCAGTTTATCGACCAGCCGATTTCGAACGCGCTGATCGACGCAATCCTGGCCAGTGCGAATGCGTTCATCAGATCGCTCATTCAGCGCGGAGCACTGGTGGCCGGCGCAGCGAGCTTCAACCCCGCGGAGAATCCCGGCGCCCAGATCGCGGCCGGGCAGCTGGTCTTCGACATCGACGTGATGCCTCCGCCACCCGCCGAAAGAATCACCTTCGAGGCATTCATCGATGTGGCGCTGCTGCAGCAACTCGGGCAGACGAGCCCGATAACCGTAGCGGCGGGTGCGACGGCGTAAACTCTTCCGGACCCAGAGGGACAGGATGAATATCCAGATCAACTCACTGACTAATGCGAATATATACATCGACGGCGTCGGCCTGCTGGGTCGCGCCGAAGAGATCGAAATCGCAAACCCGAAGCACAAAATGATCGACTACAAGGGTTTGGGGATGGCCGGGACGGCCGAGTTGTGGGCAGGAGTAGAAAAGCTCGAGTCGAAGATCAAGTGGTCTTCGTTTGACGCGGACACCCTCACGCTGTCATCCAGTCCGTTCAAAACACATTCGTTCCAGGCGCGGGGAAACCTGGAGCAATACACCAGCCAGGGCCGAACTGCGCAGCTGCCGGTCGTATATTTGATGACCGGAGTCTTCAAGGATGCCGGCAGTCCCGCGTTTCGGCAGCATCAGATGGTCGAAACGACCTCGGTAGTCAGTATCTATCACTGCGAGCTATTCGTCGCGGGAGTCCAAATATACTTGTACGACGTATTCGCCAATATCTACGTGGTTGGTGGCGTCGATCAACTGAGTACTTTCAGATCGAATCTTGGCGGCTGAGTGAGTATAGCAGTGAAGCCGCGAGACGGGAGCGATGACTAATGAAGACCGACGACGAAATCACGGTAAATGGAGTACGGGTTGGCGGCGCGGAAGCGAAAGAGACGCAGGAAACCCGCAATATCGAGCTGCCTTCGGGTGCGTGCGCGGAGGTGCGAAAAGGTCGCGGACGCGATCTGATGCGGGCGCAACGAGCGGCGTCGGGCGGAGACTCGAGCGCGGTGGTGTTTGCGTTGATCGCGGAACTGACTCTTCTGGACGGGCGCAAGATGGTGTACGAAGACGTACTCGAGATGGATCTCGCGGACGTGATGGTGCTGCAGGCCGAGGTGATCGGCGAAAATTTCGACCGCCCTCCGCAGCGAGCTTCGCAGGCCTCGTTCAGTCCGGACTATCAGTCCAGGAGCTGAGCGAGATGGACTTTGCGGAGCTGTCGTACTGGCTCGACGCGATGACGGAATACGAGCAGACGCGCGTCGAACGCGGCGGAGGGAGCGACTCGTGAGTAGTAATGTCAGTGACTATCGAAAAAAGCGTGAAGTATGAATCACGCGAGACGGTGAGACGATGGGAGTGAGACTTTTCGTAGGTAATCTGAGTTTTTCGCTTGGCGACGGCGACTTGCGTGAGGCATTTGCCGAGATTGGCGGCGTGGCGCGCGCCGAGGTGGTGCGCGATCGTTTTGACGGGCGCTCGCGCGGCTTTGGTTTCGTCGAGATGGCCAACGAGGACGATGCCGCGGTAGCGGTGCGAGCGATGAATGGAAAGGAACTGGCAGGACGTCCGCTGCGAGTCGAGGTGGCAACTTCTCAGCGCCGTCCATTCGATCGTAACGCCGCGCGAGCCTAGTCGATCCGCGCAGGCATCGAAGCGAATCATTGTATGTCGAGACAACCCAGGACACTCAGCGGATCCGAGTCAGCGCGCGCGTTTGGCGCTTTGGAGCGAATGGCGGGTGTCGTCCGAGAAAGCAGTCGCGCGGCAGTGGCGGGCCGTCGTCTGCAGCTTCCCGAGCACGTTTCATTCGCGAAGCACAGTCGTGGCCTTGACGCCGGATCGCACATCGACAGAAGGATTCCTAGCGCCAGCTCCCAGAGCCGAACTGACGGCAAGCGAGAGCGGATGAGTATCGGGCGATTGTTCCGGAACGTCGCTTCGCTGGCCAGGTCGATGCGTGCCGTCACGCAAGCAACTGACGGTGCGAGAAACAACAAAGCGGCGAGGCGATTGGCTACCGCGATGGCGGCGTTGATCAGGGCCGAACATTCCGCGCTAACGGGAAGAGCGGGGCGAGCTTTTTCCAGCGCGAACCAACGCGCGATGCTGCCGTTCGTCGCGAGCGCGCAATTGACGCGTCGATCGCAACCAGGCCTTGAAGCGGAACGAGTGGCGCGGGCGGGAACCGGCTTCTTCGCGAGCGCTCGCGTGCCTTCGTCGTTTCACGGATTGACTGCGCCATCGAGTGTCGCGCGGCGCGAGTTTGCGGAGCCATCGGGCAACGCCGCGGGTCCGAACAGCAGCCTCGAGCGTGCGAGGATCACTATCAACTCTTCGCCGACGGTGGTGATCAACACGCAGGCGGCGGGCGGCGATGTACAGCGCGATGTGATTGGAGCACTGCGGGCGCATCGCGAAGAACTGTTCGATCAATTGAAACGAGAATCAGCGCGGCGCGAGCGCGCGCAGTTCTGAGGAGTTGTCACTTGTTCGCAGTGTTGGGCGAAATTCAGTTCGAAGTCGTTGGCTCACCGGAGGGTTACGAATCAGCCGGTGCGTACGGTTTCGACGAACAGCGGGTAGTTGAGAGCAAGCCGCGGCTGCAATGGGTCGGCGACGAACTCGAGCGGCTGAGTTTCGAGTTGATGTGGCATTCGTCGTTCACGAATCCCGCGGCGCAGCTGGCATTGTTGCGCGCGACGGCGGCGCAGCATCAGGCGTTGCCGCTGGTCTTCGGCAATGGAGGATTTCGCGGATTTTTCGTTATCGAATCGATCAAAATGAAATCGCAACAACTGTCGGCGGGCGGCACGCCGATCGCGATCCGAGTCGCGCTCGCGCTCAAGGAGTGGGCCGCTGATTCGCTGATCCTCCCCAGCGCCGCGCCCGTCAGCCTGTTTTCACTGCTTGGAATCATGACGGGGTCAAAGGGAAGCGCCGGCGGCAGCGCGGGCGGATTTGCGCCTGGCGTGTCGGCTTTGCTGAGTATCCCGGTCGCGACCGGAGCAGAAGGCCCCAATCTGGCAGCGCAGGACGTGCCTGCCGCGGTCATAGTGAGGAGCGCGGCACGATGACGCCCACCGGTCAATTCATACTTCACGTAACGACGAGCGGTGAACGGTGGGACCTGCTGGCCTGGCGGTACTATGGCGACGCGACTGACTATTCGCCGATCATAGTAGCTAATCCAAATGTCCCCATCGGACCGGGGTTCGATGCCGGCATATCGATCGCCGTGCCGATCTTGCAGAAGAGCGCCGTGGTGACGACCGACTTGCCGCCCTGGAAATTGCCAGAGGCTACGAGTGCGTAATGGCAGCTGCAATCGCATCGTACTCAGTTCGGTCGCCGCAATGGATACTCAGTTACCTGGGCGTGAATATCACGGCCGATGTATCGCATATGGTCGTTGTCATCAGGTATGTGGACCGGCTTGACGGTGCATCGGGCGAGTTGGAGGTGGAGCTGGAGGATTCGGCGAAGCGATGGCAGGGCCCGTGGTATCCGACGCTCGGCGACATCGTCAGGCTGCAAATCGGCTACCGCGGCGAGTTACTGCTGGACTGCGGCGAATTTCAGATCGACGAACTGGAGCTCGATGGTCCACCCGACGTGATGAGACTGCGCTGCCTGGCCGCCTACATCACGCCGGCGATGCGCACAGCGAATACCGTGGCGTACGAGAACATGGGTATCCTGGAAATCGCGGCACAGGTCGCGGCCAAGTACGGGTTGAAGATGGTGGTGGCGTCATCCGAGTCGGAGAGCGATGTCGTGTTCGCGCGCGTGACGCAGCGACGTCAGACGGATTTGGAATTTTTGAAACGCCTCGCGAGAGAGCACGACTTCGATTTCACAGTGCGCGCGGGGCAATTGATCTTTTATGAGCGGCCAACGCTCGAGTCTGTGCCGGCGGTGTTGGCGATTACGCGATCAGACACTGTTCGATTCTCATTTCGTAACCGGACGCGGCGAATTTACGACGACGCCGTATTTTCCTACTTCGATCCGGACACGAAGCATCTGATTACTCAGTCGGTGTCCGCGGATTCGCCGACGCCTACCGGCGACACACTCAAGATCGTTGCCCGCTGCGAGAACGCGAAGCAGGCGGGGGTGAAGGCCGAAGCGCTGCTTCATTTGCATAAT